AGCCTTCAAATGAAGGTGTACGCGCTGGCAATGTTTGTCAACGGTGAATCAATACCAGAAAGTCAAATCAACTGGTTGGGGACAAAAAGAACAAAAGACGGTTTATCTTTCACGGGCGAAAGCCATGAAATTAGGCATACGTTTGAAATGGACGACTTATTAAAAGGCATTGTTTTAATTGAGCAAACGTGCAAAGAGATAAGCGACAATTATAAAAGTTTTATAAACACATTTAAATAACCAGCCATGACAGATGAAGAAAAGAAAGCACATAGAAGGGAATACATGAAAAATTACATTAAGAATTTATCAAGATACCAAAAGGAAAAAAGACGTTTGAAGAATCTGGAAAGAAAGAAAAATAACTATCACGACAAAACGCCCGAAGAAATTCAAAGACGAAAAGAAACCAACAGACAACAGTATTTAAAAAACATTGATAAAATTAAGGCATACGCAAAAGCCTATCGCCTTAAACAAAAACAAAAAAAATGCTTACAGAACGAGAAAGAACAAAATTAATCAGGAACGCCGCCGCCATCTTTGTAGCCGCTGGAGGTATCTTAACTTTGGCTTTTGCCATTTACTTCATTGTTGACCTTGTAAAAAAGTGGTACTGATGAAATACGAAATTAAGTGGAAAAGCGGGAGAATTATCACCGACGCAGAAACGGTTGAAGATGCGATAAAAAAGTTTAAAGAACTGGGAATAGAGGTTGAAGATAAAGAAATAAGTATTGCATCATTTGGTTGAATTTTGTCCCGTATCTTATTGGTGCGGGATTTTTTTTTTAAAATAATGTTGTAAATATTTTTTTATGTAAATAATTTAAATTAAATTTACATATTATAAATAACAAAAACGACCAATCATGGAAAACAAGATTCAAACATGGAGATTTTTATACACATCATTTCCAACCGTAAAGCAAGCGACAACAAAAACAGGTGCATTAAAAGAAGGACGTGCCAGTAAATCTCATTTTATTGTAACTTCTGGAATAGGTTATTCCGATTGTTTAAGGAAAGCGATACAAGAATGCAAGTTCAATGAAAACCAGTTAATTGGCGCAAGAAATTTATTATAAAACAAAAGGGGTGCAGCATCCAAACCAACTGCAAATTTTTAAAACTTATAAACAAACCAGAATGGAAAAGAACATTTACACCGTGATGTACTTTGGCAATGCCAAAAGGTATCAAGATTTAAACGAGGAAGTTGAAGCTTACTCAAAGCGCCACGCTGTTGAACAAGTTTATTCAAAGATGCGCAATGAAGATTATTTCCCTGAGGATGAGTTTACATGGGGTGGACTTATCCGAGATTGCGATGGCAATGTGATTGCAGATGCTAACGACGAAACGATTGAGTACGATGGCGGACACTTTTACGCTGAACCAGTAATGCAATAATCATGAAAGAGCCAATAATAGAAACTTACGTTCCACAAAATACGCGGCTGCCATATCAGGTAGCCGCTGGCATCGGCATTGCTTTTGTCATTGGGTTGATTTATTCCCCAATAAATACAAATTACCAGTACACATCTTTTGTGCCTGTTATTGAACGCGACACGGTTTATGTTCATAAAATAACGACGTTGACCTTTCCCGCGAAGGCTGAGGATAAAGCCATTGACGAAAGCGCCTACGGGTCACGGTCATACGGTTACGAGGTGCGCAAGTTGTCAGGGTTACAACTTAGGCAAACATTGGAAGGTCGCGGTTTTCGAAACCTTGCAAAAGTTGACAGGGCGAAGCTTCGCCGAATTTACCTTGCCTACTGCTACGAAAGTATGTTAATGAACGTCCACCTATTAACAGATTTTCCCGTGTCAATGATTTATTCCTTTTTCATCATCGAGGCAACCAGTCAAGGGGTTGAAACAGAACTTTGGCGCAAGCACGCAAACGCTGGAGGGGTTAAGGCATTAAAGGGTCATGGTTACGTAACTTACAAAACACGGGAGGTCATTAAGGGAAAGGACAAATACATTAAGGCAAAGTTTATGAAAGCATCCAGCACGGAAGAAGGTATGAACCTTTGGGCTGGTGTTTTGAACTCTGGAAGGTACGCGGCTTGTAAAAAGGCAAATTATAAAATAAAAGGGATTAAGTTATACGAATCCATTTGTAAATGCGTTTACAAATCAGGTTATCACACCGACAGGGATTACAAGTTCCGTGCTTCATTGATGGCTGAATACTGGCAAATCAAACGGGATAACTTCCCATTGAAAAAAGAATACAATGTTTTTTAAATTATTTTTCATTTATTTGTGTAAATATTTTTTTGTTTAAATATTTATTTATATATTTACATATCGAAACAAACAAAACGATATTTCACCACTTAAAAAACAACATGATGAAAAAATTAAGAAAATTTGAAAATGTAAAAGAAGGAAACATGGTTTCATTTTACACTGACAATAATCAAATACAGGAAGGAATCGTAGTATCTGTTAAAGAAAATATTTTTGAAGTTAAAATACTTGAGTGTTATAGTAGAAATGGCATAAAACATTTTTATGATACTTATCTTCATTTTTTTAAGACTGGAACCAAAACTCATGCTCGTTATAGTTACGGAAACGCGATTGAAATAACAACAAATTGGTAAACCTAAAAGGGCAGTCCCCCAGCTGCCCGCCTTTTTTCACCACTAAAAACAAAACAAATGGAAAAGAATTTCACCAACACTCAATTCAAATGGACTTTTGAAAGCATCAGCGACAACATTCCTACAATCATGCTTTTAACAATAGTATTAACCTACGGGGTTAATGCTTATTTGACCGCCATCTTTTTACCGATTAATTTCTGGATTGCAATTATTGCCTCAACCATTTTACAACTTGGACGATTTGCGGTCGTTTTCATGGACTTTCTAAACCCTACTAAGGGAAGAAGCCCTTATCCACCTAAAATAGCATTAGGCGCAACGATAATAGCCTTAATCGAAGTTTTTTTCGGGTTAATGGAAAAGTATTCTGGAGCGGAATTTATTACGATGTTCTTTTTCGTGGGAACAATCGTCTGTTTTGGATACCTACTTGAAATAAACTTTGTTAATAAAGGGGTTGAGGCATACGGTTTGGTAGAACCAAAGGTTATCAAAAGACGCAAAAGAAGGGTCGCTGCAAAAAAAGTCACGGAAGATGCACCAAAAGAAAGTAAAGGATATGTAACTTCGTTTCAAACGATAACACTTTGAGAACATACATCGGGGTTGACCCAGCAATTAGAATAAACGGAATGGCGGCTTGCATCATTCAAGGCAAAGAGGTAAGATTCACGAAATATAAAAGGTTCGTGGATTTTATCCTCGACGTTCCAAAGTGGGCTCAATACGAACGTCCTGTCGTACTGGTGGAAGATTCCAGTCTGCAAAATGTAACTTTCAACTCTTCCATTAACCGCGCTATTCTTAGCCGTATGTCCCGAAATGTAGGTATGAATCAAGGTGCTTCAAGAATTGCGTATGAATGGATAAAGGAAAATGGGTATGAGGGTTACAATATCAGCCCTGAGCAAAAGGGCAAGAAATGGGGCAAAGAAATATTTTTAAAAATCTTCCAAAACGAAGGCTACAAATTTGAACCAAATTTTAAACCAGCCAAAATAAGTCAGGACGAAATTGACTGTTTTATACTGGCATTACAAGCTAAAAATTACCAAAAACATGAAAAAAAATAATGAATTAATCGACGGAATTGAGATAAGCACATGGAAAGAAATTGAAATGATTGCTAAAACTTATCCGAAACCGATTAGATATTCCGACGGTTTAAATAGTAAAATAGCATTATTAAAGTTTTACCTTGAGCCTTTACTTCCAGACTTAAACCCGCCAATGATGGCAATGGACAAAGGTCGAATGCTTACAATAGCTTACCGTTTGTATAAAAGCACCGACGGTGACGCGGTCACAAATTTATCATTGAAAATTATAAATCAAATTATAAATTAAGAAATCGATTACGTTTGTTCATAGTTAATTAGTGGTGAAATCGGGGTTGGCAATTGCGTCAACCCTTTCCATTTTAAAACGTAACCCCTTGAGTCTTTGCATAATCAACCACCGCACGGGCATGGCAAAGCGCCAATGTATTTTGAAAGACTGGGTCGAACATCATCAACGCATCTTTGTAATTGGTAAAGAACCCGTTTTCAGATAACGCCGCTGGCATATTTGTTTGACTTAGGACAAAGAAATTTTCCTCTTTGTCTGGGTCATTGTCAATGGTATCTTTTCTAAATATCCATTTCGGGAAAGCCTCTTGTACTTCATTAAATAAGAACTCAGCGTAAATATCCGACTTTGTTTGTCCTTTTGACGTGAACACCTCAAAGCCCCTTGCCGTTGGCGTTGCCGCGTTGCCATGAATACTTAGGTACAACGAAGCCTCATAATTTTGGGCGTTAATATTTGCCTTTGCTACGCGCTTAGTAAGGCTTACATCTAAAACAGGGTCGTAAACATTGATAACCGACATTCCCCAGTCTTTTAAATACTGCTCAATCTTTGCCGCGACTTCCCTGTTAAACACGCCTTCAAAAAACCAACCGTAGCCGTGGAACTTTGCGTTATTATGCTGGTAACATTTAGACGGGTAGGTTGTGTAATTATAGGGTAATTTCTTTTTATCGTCTATACCACCGTGTCCAGCGTCAAGAAATACACAAAATTTATTTGCTTTCATATTTATATATTTTTAAAGGGAGGCATAAATCAATATACCTCCCTGAGCCGCATAAGGTAGCGATTCTCTGCGCCTATAATTTAAAACCAATCAGTGCAAAAGCTGCACCAACAATTGATAATTTAGCTGGAAGTTTTACTTCAATCTCTTTGCCTGCGCATTCTCTTGAAGTCTCTTTAATCTTGTCCCAAATGATTTGAGCAAGTTGGATATATTCGCGCCAAGTAAATTTCACTTTGTTTCCTTCAAGATGAACATTGATTTCACTTGCAAGTTCTGCAAAGTTCATTGAGTAACAAGCGATGTCACCCATTGGTGATTTTATTCCGTCTGCATTTTTTAATGCTTCTTTTAAATTAGTCTGCATATTATGTTTTTTTAAAGTTTCTAAAATCATTGAATGAGTAATAATTTTTTCCATTGGCTTAACGATTAAAAAAACGTGTTATTAAAACGCCAAGATTTACACCTGTTATGCGTTTTATGTTTTCAGAAATAGAATAAAGCTCTACGGTTGCAATTAAAAACGCTGCCATGTATGTAATGTTGAAAGGAAGGCTAAAAGTATTTCTTGCACCTTCAAAAATAAGGATAGCACAATAATAAACTACTATTTTTTCTATTGTCCGATAAAGCCCACGGCTATTTATCTTTTGCCCTTCCTTCTTTGCCGCGAGGATTCCCGTTGCCATGTCAACAAAATTTACAAATATCGTAAATATCAAAAATCCTTTTATCGGAATGAAAAACGAAAATATCCATCCGCAACAAATGGCATACATTATCTTTTCCCATCCAAGGTGCAAAAGGTTGATTAAGGTTGTTTTCATCGTGTTGCAGATATTCTTCGGAGGTTTATTTTACCATCCTGACTACCATATAATTTCCTTCCCTCGTCCCAATATAAATCAAGAAAACTTCCTGTTGTTGGATAACTTGTAAGTCGTATCATATTCTTTCCAAATCCAAACATTGTGCGCGCTGCCGAACCTTCCACTGTATATCTTAATACTTTGTTTGCGGTTATAGCAAAAGTAATAGGAGTGTTATTTATTACCCATCTAAATTTATTATCTGAAATAAATTCAAAGGTTTGCACTCCCAATGTATCTATTGGACTTTTGCCTGTTATGGCAATAATGCCAGCGTTCTCTCTTATCGCTCCCGTTGTTTCCTTGCCATAAAAATACGAGCCATTAACAAAGTTAGCAAAGCTATTTGCCTTGCTTTCAAATTTCTGCAATGCTGATAAATAAAATTGAGCCGTATCGCCAATGATGGTAACTTTTTCGTAGTACGAATCATCATCGTACTCAATCCTATTTAAAAGGTAAAACTTGCCGTTCAATGGCAAAACATAAGCCGTGTCAAATACTTGATTTTGAGCCATTGTAAAGGTGGAGTAAAACAAGGCTATGAAATAAATAATTCTTTTCATTATCATTAATTTATTTTGTTACGAATACTTTAAAAGAGCCTGAGGCTGGGTTAACAGTACCTGATGAATAATTATTAAATCTTACCGTTACTGTGTTGGCAGCCGATACCCATGCTGAATAACTTGTATTTGCATTCACGGCAGCATTTGGAACACCAAGCGAAACAACGTCACCATCGGCAGCGCCTGTTACGGTGATTGTTAAATCAGCTGATAATAAAGTTGTGGTTGATGGAAAATCAAGCGTTGCCGAACCTGTTAAGCCGTGATTTATCGTGTGTCTTGTTGTGGATGGGGAAAAAAATAGATTTGTTCCATTAAACTCCATTGCCCCAGCTTCAGCAGCTGTCATATTTGTACCACTTGTAAATTTTAAAGGCGCGGTTGCACTACTGGATGTGCCAGCTTTTAAATGCAATACAGCAGCAGGGGTAGCAACACCTAAACTTGTTTCGCCAGTACTTGTTATAAATAATCTTTGAATTGGATTACCATTTGGAGGACTTGTATGAAATTCTATTGATGCAGATGCGTTGCTATTATTATAAGTACTTGTAATTTTAGAAACCCCTAATGGTGTACCATTGAAATTATAGCCGTATGAAAATAATATATTTTGTGTTTGCGATATATTAGCAGATGAACCAACATATATACTTCCATCTTGTACGTTTAAACTTGATAAAGGTGCAGTAATATTTATTCCTAAACGACTATTTGTATTATCCCAAAACAAACTTGAGGAAGTATTAATATTAGTAGTTCCATTTCCAAATAATACTCTTCCAGCTGTAAATGTTGTTTGACCCGTTCCCCCATTCGCCACAGGCAAAGTGCCTGTTACTCCCGTTGTCAATGGCAAACCCGTTGCACTTGTTAAAACACCGCTTGAAGGTGTGCCTAATGCTCTGCCACTACGGTAATAATTTGTAAGCATCGAAGCCGTGTCGCTTGGCAAAAGGTTTAAACGCAGCCATGCGTTGCTCGTTGCCTTTTTATAATGCCACATTATATTTGTAGTGGTATCAAGAATCATGTAAGCCATTGTGTCAATGGAAGGTTTTCGCACGGTATCAGTTGAAGCCACACCTCTATAAATAAGCCCGTCAGCACTGGTCTGTTCTCCGAGCGTTATTTTTTGGTTGCCATTGCTCGGATACTGTGCCCATGCAAGGCAAGGCAAAAGGAAGAGGAAGAGGGAAAGGAGTTGTTTCATGTTTTTGTTTTTTAGTTAATTACCAGCCATTTTTACCCATTCAAATCCATTGCTTACCATTGTAGTCCATTTACCTCCACCCGATACAAGTATTACATTTGTATTTTGAAGCGTTGCTGGTGGTGTTGGATTTACAAGAGGTTGAACATTTGAACTTGCAGAATTAACCGCACCCGTGCCAGTATTTTTAATAGTAATCATTTTATTGTTATTTAAAGATGGGGAAGGCAACGTAATAGTAATAGTTGCATCACTTGTAATACCTAAATAGTAATTACTTATTCCAGATAAATTACTTATTGTTTGACTTGTATTATTATTTGCTGCAATTTGATTTCCACCTGAGTTTATTGCATCAATGCGACTTGATAACGAAGCCGTGTCG